AAAAAAAATTATCTTGGTCTAAAAAGGAATTAATATATTCTAGAGAAGTATATCATTACATACATAATAAATATTGGTATTTATCAATAACAGTAATTATTCTATCAAGTGTATTGACAATTGTTGAATCTACTAAATTAATATTTTTAGAATCTAGTAATAAATTAACCATATCTAATAACACTTCTCAAGATTTTAATAACAAAATTACTTATAGTATAACAAAAAATGAATTAGATTGGAATTTAGCGTGTGATTTATTCGCATTATTTACAGGTGGTTTGATAACATTAATAATGAGCTTAATAAGATTTAATAAATATCAAATCAAAATGGAATTAATAAGTAATCGTTTAATGCAAATATCTAATTATGATATAGCATTAAAAGTTCTTAAATATAAACATGAAAATGATTTAAATGTAATAAATTATAACAATAATATTCATAATGAATTATTAAAACTTGAAAAAATAATAACTCCAGACAGTGAATTAATGAAAATATTATCAGAAAATAAAGAAAGAGAATTACGTTCTTATTCAGAAAAAATAGTAACAAAAGGTCCTGAATATAATTCTTTTGCAAAAACATTATCTAAAATAATATGTTGTATTAAAAGAATCAATTATGAAGACGATGATACATATAAATATAATAATATAAATAAGTATAATAATGATAGTATTTTTAAAAAATATTTTTATAAAAACTCTGTTAATAATAAGAATGAAAAAGAAGTAATTGGTGATATTGTTTCTAAAAAAGAAGATGTAAAAATTATAGATTTTGATAAAAATAATATAGATAATGATATTCAAATAAATACAGATTATAATGATACTAAATCAATAGATTATAATTATGCTTAATACTAAAAATGTTATTAAAAAATGATTATCTTTAAAAAAATGATTATTAATATAAGAATAAATATAAGCAATTAGCTATGACTATTACCGAGCAGATCATCACTACTTTCGCCGAGCAGGTCGATACCGGCAAGGAATATACCCGTGCCGAACTTAGTAAAATGCTTACTGAGATTTATAATAACAATAATAAGGGAAAAAAGAAAAGAGAACCATCTTCTTACAATCTTTATCTAAAAGAGCAGATGTCTATTGTGAAGGAAGAATTTCCCGATCTTTCAGGAAAAGATCTAATGAAAAAAATTGGAGAAATGTGGAAGGAAAAAAAAGAAAAAGAAAAAAAGGTAATGACAAAGGTTACTGAAATATGGAAAAATAAAGAAAAAAGCGAAGAAAAAGAGGAAGAAAAAGAGGAAGAAAAGCAGGAAGAAAAGCAGGAAGATAAAAAGGAAGAAAAGCAGGAAGATAAAAAGGAAGAAAAGAAAAAAAGGACAAGAAAAACAAATAAATAAATTTATTTAGAAAATATTTATATTTGTGTTATATATTTTTTATATTATAATTAAAATATAATATAAGGTTCTTTGTTTATAATATTTTTAGGAGTTCTAAATGTATATAAATCATTTTTATATGATGTTTCATTATCTAAATTATAGAATAATTTTAACATTAATGTTTGAAATACATATTGTGGAAATGTTTTATCTTCGTCTTTTGTTCTAAAAGGATATCTCAATATATCATTTTTATAATTTAATATTATATTTTCTATATTTTTTTTTGGCAAATCATTATAAATTCCCCAACCATGATTTTTAGACAAAAAGGCATGAATTATTCTATAATAATCCGCTAATAAAAGAGAACCTATGTTATTTTCATTATAATATTTAGTTTCTTTTGATAAACCATAATCATATATAATGATATTATATCCACAAGATTTTAGATAAAATAAAATATTTCCAAATTTATATTGATAATATCCAACATCATTATTTTTTTGATATAAAAAATTACCGTGATGAGCATCAAAATGAATATAATTCATTTGAGATTGAAATGTACCAATAGAAATAAATGCTTGGAATAATAAATTTATAATTAATTTATCATTACTAATAATATCCTTAATTTGAAGTAAAGTTTTTAAATCACCGTGAGCTAATTCATTAATAGAAACTAATTTCATTTTACTATGTCTTTTAACATTATTACCATCATACATTTTAATTTCTTTTTTAGAACAGACAGCATAATTATAAACAGCAGCAAAATGTTTTGATTTTTTTGTTAATAATAATTCATTTGTTATTTTATACATTAAATCTATTTCTTGTAAATTATCTTTATTATTAGTCATTGTTTTTGCTACAATTGAATACCCCCCTAAACTTTCTTTAATTTTTGAAAGATATATAACGCCATATACACTTTCTGTTCCAATTTTTTTTACTAAATCAATAATATTATTAATTGTATAGCCTTTTGTACCATCTTTAAAAGTTTTTGTTTCAATACAATCATTGCGTTTAATATCAATTAAACGTTTTTTTAAATATTTGGCAAATTTAACACGATTATCAAGAGTATATTTATTAGTTATTAATTTATCTTTTAGAAAACGCTGTATTTTTCTGGCTTTTGAGTTTTTTTTTCTACTACTTATAGATATTTCTTTAAATATTGGACTTTTTGATTCTTCTTTTATTACATGATTTAAAAATATATTTTTATTTATAGTTTTAGGTTTATTTTCTAATTTTTTATCTAAAACTATTTTTTCTTTTGTTTCATTTTTAATTATACATCTTCCAGATAAAGGATTACAAGTTTTTTTATTTTTTTCACATTTTTTTATTTTTTTTTCATCACATTTATCACTTTTCAAATTTAATTTTAATAATCTTTTACATTTATCCTTTTTATTACCATATAAAGGTAGAGATTTTTTTTTTAATAATTCGTCTATTTCCTTTCCTTTTAATTTTTCACAAGAAGATTGAGATAACTTGCTTTTACTAAAATTCATTTTCTATTAGATATAAAAGAAAAAAAATGATTATATTGATAATATATATTTATTAAGATGTTACCACAAATTTACGAAGAGAAAGCAAGTGATGTATATTTCTATATCGGTGGTTTATTTGTTTTAATAATTCATCTACTTCGTTTCCTTTTAATTTTTCACAAGAAGATTGAGATAACTTGCTTTTACTAAAATTAATTTTTTATTAGATATAAAAGAAAAAAAATGATTATATTGATAATATATATTTATTAAGATGTTATCACAATTTTATGACGAGAAAGCAAGTGATGTATATTTCTATATCGGTGGTTTAGAAGAAGAATTTAATAACTATATCGATTTAAATAATATAGAAGATTATTACGATGACGATGACGAAACAAATAATTATTATGATGAATTAGCAGATTATTATGATAGTTACTATGATGATTATAATGATTATTAGTTATATGATTATATCTTTTAATTTATCATTATATAAAAATGTAAATAGTAATTTTTGTCTTTCAAATGGAGACATAATTTTAACATATTTTTTTATATAATTTAATTCTTTTTTCTTTATTCTAATATTAGTAAATTTACAATATTTATCTATATATTTTAAATCTTCATTATAAATTAATATTATATACCATAATATATCATCTATTAGCAGATAAGTTCTTTCAATATACTTAATAGTTAATACATAACTTCTAATATCTTCTAATAAATCTTTAGGTTGATTGTAAACTATTTTTTCACAAACTATATCTAGAATACAATCAGGTAAATTATCCCATATAACAGACATAATATATTATTTAAGATAATAAATAATAAATTCATTTTTTATTCTTTAAAATATAACAATTTAATCAATCTATATCTATTATCCATATCAAGATTTATAATATATCTTTTAATATAATTAAATTGCATATTACTGTTAATTATATTTTCATATTTATTATGTATAAACATATTATCATTATTATTTTTATCATAATATAGCATTAAATACCATAGCAATTCTTTAATTGTATTATCATTTTTAAAAATAATTCCTTTTATAAAATTAATAGTTAATACATAACTTTTAATATCATCTAATAATATTTTATCTTGTTTGTAAATAATTTTACTATAAATTTTATCAAGAATACAATCTGGTAATTTATCCCATAACAATTTATTCATAATTGTAAATTAATATACTATATTTTAATATCATTTTTTTAAATATATTTGTATAAATTAATGAAAAAAAAAATAATAATATTAATATTAATAATTATTATTATAATTACTTTAATAATTAATAAAAAGTCTATAGAAAATTTTAAAGATTATTTATATAATAGTGATTTTTATAAATCTATTAAATTAGATAAAATAAATATTCATTCGCCTTATAGTGGTGAATATTTATTTAAAATATATTTAAATAAAGAGTATGATGTAATATATAAAAAGGCACAAAAAGAAATTACCAATAATATAAATGAATATAAAAAAGTTATATATTCTCTTAAAGATACTTTTATAATTAATAAATATATATATAAACCTGAAAATATATATATAGAAGATGATTTTAGTTATTATTCAATATATATTGTAAATGGTGTAACATTATACGATATTATAAATAATAAAAAAAAAATAGATAATGAAACTAAAAATAAAATTACAGAAAAATTAGAAATATTAAGAGATGATTTAAATACTTGTAGTGATAAATACAAATTATTTGGCGATTGGAATCCTTCTAATATTATGTATAATTATGATGATGAAAATTTATATAATATAGATTATGAAGGTTTTGGAACTATGAATTATTTTCATATACTCCCATATAGTGAAGATAATGTGAATGACTATATAAATAAATTAATATCAGAAATTAACGAGATTTTGCAATAAGTTCTAACGCGGATTTATATTTTTGTGGAATTGGTTTCAATGTCTTTTTATTTCTTATTTTAATTATAGTATCCTTTTCTGTATTATTTGTTACCAATATTATATTAATACTATTAGACATTATTTAATTATTTTTTTAATTATAAATCATTTTTTAACAACTTATTAATATAAGTTCATAATAAATTATATTATTATTATAATCAATATTATATAGATTATTTATTATATCATAATGATATAATCTTTTTATTTTTTTTAAATATATGTGACAGTCATTATCAGTTTCATAAATTGATTTAGATGCTTCCACTAATATATCAAAATATGTTGAGTTATTTAAAATATTGCTAATATATACTTGTTGATTTCCAAAAATATATGGGTCATTAATTAAAATTATTTTTTCATTGATTTTAGAAAATAAATGTTTATTTATTTGATAATAACAATTATCATAAATAATTGAATTATTATTTATTATTAATTTCATATAAATTATTTTCTAAATTATTAATATCATTTTCGTAACTATTAAGTAATTTATCATAGATTAATGTACATAAGTCATCATTATTTAGAATATTCATAATTATATAAATAGATGTTATATATTTTTATATATAATGGATGAATTAGATAAAAAATTTGTAAATATTGTTATCAATCAGTGTAATTTATGTAAATTAAAAAATAATATTAATTCTAAATTTTGTTTATCTTGTCAAAGTATATTAAGTAAACATTTTATAGATTGTAAATGTATTTATTGTAGATAAAAAGATATATTATAATATAGTAATGAAATATACTATAAAAGAAAATAGAATTGTTATAGAATATAGTACAACATCTAATGTTGAGGTTTATTTTAATTGGAAAAATAATGAAGATAATTGTATATATTATTTAAGTAATGTCGGTATTGGAACTGAAAGTCCTACTACTAAATTAGAGATACATAATGGTATTGTTAGTTCATATACAAAAAATTTTAAGATAGAACATCCATTGGATAGTAATTTATTGTTATATCATGGATCTGTAGAAGGTCCAAGATATGATAATATTTATCGGGGTAAAAAAATAATAAAGAATGGTTTTGGAGAAATAAATATAGATAAGGAATGTAATACAACGGGTGGAATGATGGATGGAACATTTCAAAGATTAAATCGTGATTATCAGTTATATTTACAAAATAATGAAACATATGATAAAATTAAAGGGAAAATAGTAGAAAATAAAATATTAGTTAGGGCAAATACTGATAAAGATTTATTAATAGACTGGCTAGTAATTGGTGAAAGAAATGACAAAATACTTTTAAATAGTGAAATAACAAATAACGAAGGTAGTTTAATTTGCGAACATAATATTAATTAATAATAATAGAATATGCCAATTAAGTTTACAAGTACAGGTATTAATGCTAATGGTAAAGTTTCAAATCCAACAAGATATTATAATAATGATACTTTGATTTTTACTTATGATGATACCAGATATCCCAAAATAGATGCTGATGCTGATCATTTAGTTGCTCATTATAAGTTTGATGGAACAACAAATGATGATTTACTTGTTGATAGTAGTGGTAATAATAATAATTTAATTGTTGGAGGTGGAACACCGCAGATTTCAACAACTGAATATAAAATAGGACAATCTGCTAATTTTTTAAATGGTAATAATTGGTTAAAAACATATAGTTTTAATTTTGATGGAGGTAACTGGTGTTTTGCTTTATGGGTTAAAATGGATTCATCCAATACTAATAATGGACAAAGAAAGATTTTTTTTCAAACCCCACACGTAGATAATTTACGCGGTGGTTTGGAGCAATTTACTAATGGTAAATATCAATTATATTTATATAAAAATAGTGTTTATGAATATTATTCTAATACTATTTTAACTACAGAATATTATACTCAAGATGTTGGTATATGGGTTCACCTTGTAGCACAACAAAGAGCTGATGGCATACTAGAACTATATCGTAATGGAGTTAATATTGCTACTGGCACAAACACTACTATAACAAGTGATTTTACAGGAACTTCATTTGATTTAGGTTACAGTTTAAGAGGAAGACAACATTTATTTGGTTTAATGGATGATTTTCGATATTATAATAGAGCTTTATCATCTTCTGAAATACAAGATTTATATAATCAATATAGTCAAACCCCCTACACATTAACCTTTGATAATCCTACGGAATGTGATATATTAATTGTTGGCGGTGGTGGTGGTGGTGGGACTTCTTATAGTTCAACTAGTTCAGTTCCAGGTGCTGGTGGAGGTGCGGGTGGTTTAATATTTTTACAAAACCTAACAATCCCTGCTATTACATATCAAATTAAAGTAGGTAAAGGAGGAGATGGAGATATACATACAGATACTTCATATCAAAGAGGTAAAAATGGTTATAATTCATCATTCAGTTATTTACAAACAG